TCGCTCGCGCACCTGAGTTGGACAGTTTGATCACAGACCTGCAGGCGGTCTTGGCAAGATACAGGTTGACGGTTTGACACAGACTGTTATGATACTGAAACCTCCTGGCAGGGACCATGCTGCATGAAGATCACGGCCTACAAGTGCCCAGATACCGGCAAGATCTTTGAACACCAGTCGGCCTACAATGGCCATCGTCGTCGGTGGCTGCGCCAGCAAAAGGCTGCACAGATCCGCAGTGCTCGCTTGTCCGCATTTCACACCACACTGCAGACACTGTGGGCCACTGCTGTGTGCACAGACGCTATCGCAGCCTGGGTCCTGTCAAATCAAACGCTGCTGGAAGATCGACATTATGTGATGCATGGACCATACCGCCGTCGTCCGACCATCACCAAAAACAACCCGCATGTTTGGCAGATTACAAACCTGTATTTTGACCACATGCAGTGGAAACCCTTTCTCCGCAACGCTCACTGTGCCCCTCGCGGCCAACGGCAGAACTGGATTGGAGATCCAGATCTACCCCTAGGTGGTCCAGGCTGGTACGGTGAGTTGCACATAGACACTTGTGGCTATCTGGACGGGGGTTTCAGAGAATTGTTCGAAGACACTGGCATCTGTTGCTTGAGTGGCAGTGGCAGCAACGGTGTTAGTGTCTATGAAGTCACGCTGTGGGCAGCCGACTGGCCGGCCATGACCACTTGGCAGACCCTACACTTGACATAAACCTCAAGCCTGTTATTATCACACATCAGACCAAGGAACACATGACCATGCGAAAAAAATGCCAGTGGCAAGTCACAGTTGACATGTTTGGTCACAGCATGCAACTGCTGGATGGTGACAAGATCATTGCAGTTGGCAGTGCCCTCAGCTTCAATCCCTGTGCCACCATGAAGCACAGATTGAAAAAAGGGTTCCTGTTTCGCAATCCCCGCACCACTGCCGCACAGATAGCCACTATCTGGGACACAGCTGAGACATTTGAACAGTCATGGTGTGCCTGGGTTGAAGTTGAGCACAGGGACAATCAGGATCCTGTCTACACAGCATATGTGCGTTGTGCAGATGCCAGCGATGCCACCATGTTTGCCTTTCGCCACAATGACTTTGAAAAGTGGAGTGACGACAAGCAAAAGGCTCAGGACACGGCACGCAAAGCCACAAACAAGCTGCGTGTAAACAAAAATGGCACCATTCGTGCCACAGTCACTGTGGAGACCTTGGACGACTAGGCGTGTTTGATCAGCTGTATGGTCCTGCGTTTGACCCGTTTGTTCATGAGATCGCGTAGGTTGACCACAGGACCCTGCAGTATTTGTGTTTCTTTCATGTTGAATATGCGCAAACAGCTTTTGAACTTGCTGAAGCGATCTTTCACAAACATATTGATGGGGATCTGCCTGTTGCTTTCCCACCACCAGGTGTCTCCACATTGCAGAAAATCGCGCTTCATGTCATCGTCAAATCGTGCGTCCATGACATAGAGATGCACAAACGCAGTGTCTGCATGCTGCACTATGCCCAGATATTCTGTTTCTATGTGCCGTATTATGGTGAGGAACGGAAACTTTTCCTGCAGCACCTCTTTGGTATCTAGCATGGTGATCCTGATCACGTGTGGCCCTATTTGTGAAGTACTGTTGGTCTAAAGACCCACAGCTTCCCAGGTATCTCGAGATTGCTCTCTTGCTACCACTGCTTGTATTTATACCAGTTGTGGGGTGTTGTGTTGATATTTCTTCAATTATTTTGGTCAACTGGCTATCCATCTGTTACCTGAAGGAAAACAGCATTACGCTCGCAACCATAAATAGGCCACACGCTGATGGAACAAAATGACAGGAACACATGCCAACGGTTTCCCTCTACAGCTTCAAGGAATACGTGGAGCTGCTGCAGTTCCAGAACAACCCACAACTGGTGAATTGGCCCATGACCATTTATGATACCAAACTCTACAAAGGAGTGACCAATACCATAGATTTTGTCATACGCAACAATGAACGCCGGCCAATAAATCTTGTGGGAGTGACACTGCAGGCCACCATACAGAGTCAGCTGACCAATGAAATTGTTTTGACCAAGATTGTGGACATCACTGTGGCCATACAGGGCAAAGCACGTCTGACATTGGATCCAGGAGAAGTGGAAGATCTTCAGGCTGGATACTACAACTACAGCATACAAAATACCAATGTCAATGGCATTAGCCAGCTGTATTACACAGACATCAACCAAAAAGGCATGGGTGTGTTTGAATTGTTTGATGGTGTGCTCAATACCATGGTGCCGGCCACACACATAGATGCTGCACAGTTCACAGCCACACCCATTGGCAATGCCGAAGACATTATGTTTGTCACTGGGGCCTATCCAGGCGATGCACAGACACAGCGTGCCAACGGCACGCACACTGTGGCCGTTTACCAAACACGCTTTCTTGGCCAGTTCTGGGTGCAGGCCAGCCTCACCAACAACAGCCCCATGCCCAGCGAGTGGTTCTTTGTGCCGCTGCAGCCGGGTCCAGATCCCAGCTATACCTTTGACAGCAGCAACAACCAAGGACCTGGTCCCACGCTGTTTAATTTTGAACTCAACGCCTACTGGGTGCGTTTTGGCTACATACCTGTTTGGAGCCCCTTGGCTGGCGCGGGCGGTGAATACTATCCCAGCAGTGTGGACGCGGTGGCACAATTGGTAGTTGAGGATGGTCTGTTGAACTACGTGCTGTACAAAAACTGATCTCAGCTGTCATCGCTATACAAACTGTCACTAGACTATATAATTTGGCATGAGCCTCATGCATCAACTCTTGGCAGAGCATTTGCCGCAGCGTCGCCGCTCCAGTGCTCGTGGCTGGCAGATGTTCAATGCACCCTGCTGCCATCATCGCGGTCATGGTCGTGACACACGCATGCGAGGCAACTTGCTGCTGTTGTCGGATGGTCACATAGCATACAACTGCTACAACTGTGGTTTCAAAACTGTGTTTGACACAGTGAACATCAGCAGAAACTTTGAGAATCTCATGTCTTGGTTGGGTATGCCTGATGAAGACGTGCGACGCATCAAGCTGGAGATCTTGCAGAACCGCCTACTGGGAGTCACCGCACCACAGGCCAATTCTGAATTGGACTTTGTCAGAGATTTTCAAGCTGTGAGTCTGCCAGAAGATGCACGACCCTGTGAAATGATCTTGCAAGACCCTGTCATGTCTCCGCAGTTTGCCAATTGCATGCAGTATCTGTTCAGTCGGGGCACAGCAGTGGCACAGGGCTGGGACTACTACTGGACTGCCAACACCAAGTGGAATCTGGACCAACGCATCATCATACCTTTTTTTCATCGCGACAAGATAGTGGGCTGGACTGCGAGATATGCAGGCAAACCGCCCAGTGGTACGCCGCGCTACTACAACAGTGACATACAGCCGGGCTATCTGTTCAATTGCGATGCTCTGACCAAAGGCAGTCGCAGATTTGTGATTGTTGTGGAAGGGGCATTTGATGCCATAGCCATTGATGCTGTGGCTGTGTTGGGCAGCGAAATCAGCAGGCAGCAGCTGCAATGGCTACACAGCGCGGATCGTGAGATCATAGTCATGCCTGACAGACAAAAGCAGAACCAAGGACTGATAGATGTGGCGCTGCAACAGGGTTGGAGCGTGAGCTTTCCTGACTGGGAGGATGATGTCAAAGATGCAGCAGATGCCAGCTGCAGATATGGCAAGTTGTTGGCTTTGAGCACAATAATATCAAGTCGAACCAACAGTGCACTGCAGATTGGCACTAAACGTCAGAGATTCAAGTGAGGAGATGGCATGACAGATAGATGGAACAGTGACCATAGGGAACAGGTCAAAGACTATGATGAACCCAAGCAACGCCTGTTGATCAATGTGTTGTTGAGCAGTGAAGACATCTTCACTCGCTGTGTGAACATCATCAATCCCAAGTATTTTGTCAACAAGCTGCGACCAGCTGTGCGCTACATGGTCAAGCACGCAGAAGAATATCGTGTGCTGCCCAAGATAGAACAGGTCAATGCCGAGACTGGTTTGGAGTTTGTGCACATAGGTGACATCAGTCCTGGACATCAGGATGCGTTCTTGGATGAGATTGAAGAGTTCTGCAAAAACCGTGCACTGGCAGATGCAGTGCTGGCCAGTGCTGATCTCATAGACAAGGGAAACTATGGCGAAGTAGAGAAGCTGGTCAGGGAAGCCATATTGGTCAGCCTGCAGAGCGATCTCGGCACTGACTATTTTGCTGATCCGCGATCTAGACTGCTGAAGATCAAGGACAAGAACGGTCAGTGTACCACTGGTTGGAAGAGCGTGGATGACAAGCTCTATGGTGGAATCAACAGGGGCGAGATCACTATATGGGCCGCAGGTTCAGGCGTTGGCAAATCGCTTTTCTTACAGAACATGAGCTTGAACATGGTCAAGCAGGGTCTGAATGTGGTATACATCACACTGGAACTGAGTGAAGAGCTCACATCCATGCGCATGGACAGCATGCTCACTGAGGTTGGCAGCAAGGAGATCTTTCGCAATTTGGACACAGTGGAGCTCAAGGTCAAGGCAGCACAGCGCAAGAGCGGGCTGCTGCATGTGCGGCAGCTGCCACAGGGCAGCACGGTGAACGACATCAAGGCCTACCTCAAGAACTATGAGATTGAAACGCAGAAGCGCTGTGATGTGATCGTGGTGGATTATCTGGATCTGCTGTATCCCAACAACAAAAAGATCAACCCCAGCGATCTGTTCATCAAAGACAAGTTTGTCGCAGAAGAGTTGCGTGGATTGGCAGTGGAACGCAACATGGTCTGTGTCACAGCTTCGCAGCTGAATCGCAGTGCCACGCAGGAACAGGAACATGATCACAGCATGATTTCGGGTGGCATCAGCAAGATTCAAACAGCAGACAATGTGATTTCGATCTTTGCCAGTGCAGCTATGAAAGAACGTGGTCAGTATCAGGTAC